TTAAATGTTGCAACAATAACTTTGGCCGCTGCGGATAAAACTAATCTTACCGCCTCTAAAATACTTCCAACATTTACCACCGCACCCGCACCAAAACTTACCATGTCCAATGCCGTGTTAAAAGCCGCAATCGCTGTTTGGACCGAATCCACTAATGCAACTGCCGCTTCGTAAGTAAAATATATTCCAAGAACAATCAAAACATATTTCAATAACGGCCACATAAATGATATAAAGTGGGCTATGAATAGTAATGTTAGGATTGGAAAAGTCAGAATATTAATTAGTATATTGAAAACGAAAAATATGAAATCAAAGTTTCTAATAATGTCATTCACAGGAAATGTGTTAACAGTAGACTTACAGCTTCTGTTATCAATTTCTTTTATACCTAAATGTCTTGCTCTACCAATACCATTTTTATATCTATCCAAGAACATTCCTGTAGTATAAACTTTGTTGTATTTGAATTCATAGAAGCTATCTTCACAGTTAATAGCCTCTTGAGCATTTGCATAATCATCCCAATCGGTACTAAACGCATAAGATCTATAAACATCAAAGAGCGATTGAGGAACAAATTGGAATATGATATCTTGAGCTACTGTATTATCTAAAGGACTTGACACAAATTGTAGTGTATCTCCCGCATTAATAACTTTCGAGATTGTAAAATATCGGACTTATGTAACCACCAGCTGGCGGACTCACAGTCTGACCTGATATTAACCCTATAGGGATTTGTGGATAAGCGTAGTTTGTAATTTGTGTAGGATCAAAAGGATCGTTTCCTGAATTGGTCCAACCATATTCTTTAATGTTTGGAACTAAAAAGTCGGCTCTTAAAAAACTACCTTGTAATCCTTGTTGTGTTTGCCATCTAAATTTGAATCTGTATTTTCCTTTTGTAGGTACTCCTACTGCAGGATCCGCAGATAATACCTGTTGACCAAATTCATTTGTAGTAACATAATCCAAGTTCATTGGGACATTAACTAAGTAGGTTCCGTCTCCATCAATAACTTTACCTGCTTGTTCTATGTTCCATCTTTCAAGAATAGGTAAACCATTGATATCAGAAAAAATTGTTTGTCTAATTCCTTGTATTTCACCTTGACCTGCAATCAACTCACAAAGATTACCGGTATTGTTTTTTGGTTTACAACTTACTTTTAAAGCATCATCATCAGTTGTTGATATTATCGATCCCATGAATATTGCGGTAGGCTGTATATTGATATTAGCTTGTTTTGTTAAATCAAAGTCAACTCTTGTAATACCAATTTGACATAAATCCTCACTTCCCCAAAATGGTCTAACATTAACTGTATAGATAAGGTTTTTGATTTGTGGTAACTCTCTTAAGTTTGTGGATGACTTGAATCTTGCTCCATCAACTTGTGTTTCTGTTGCCAAACCTTGTTGTATCAAATCTTGTGGTGATAAAGAAAAACATCCAATATCCGATAAGTCAACATCCATTACAATAGTTTGTTCACCTGTCGGTACTCCAAAAATCATAAAGTCACCACTTTCGTTTGTTGTAACAGAAAATCTATAATACTTGTCATATACCTCAATATATGATTCATTCATTAATACATCCCCTTTGTTTGGGAATGACCCTGTGGATACATGTCCATCGTATGAAGGTAACTTAGGTAGTAGGTTATATCTGTAACCCTCTTCAGTTGTATCATTAATACTTCTAAATGGGTATAGTTCTGAAATAACGGGATCTAATTCGTCTGTATCAGTTAAAGGAATGAAAATTGATACTTTAGCATTTGGTAATCCAAACCCCCCATTTACAAATACACGACCCGTTACAACACCGTAATCGGCACAAAAACGAGTGTAAATATTATTAGCAAGAATCTTCAGAGACAATATCTCAAGTTGTTCCCAATCTTGTTCTAAATTTACATTTATGTATTTATCGACACCAACTTGTGTCCTTATTCTATATGATTTAGACATTAATTTTCCTTTTTTTGATAAATAGTTTATTTCCTATTTTCAATAAAAAATAGGTTTCTTTCAAAAAAAATAAATCACTAAGAGAAATTAACAGACTTAAGATTAAGAACTCTGATATTAATGTCCTTATTTGGGTATCTAACTTGGTAAATTTGAGTTGGTGTTGCAAATAAAGTATCTGCAACTGGTTGGATTTGTCTTGTTACAGGGTCTAAATATGTCATCGAAGTTTGAGTTGATGAGTATTGACCTCCAACTTGGTTGAAGAACAGAACATCTGAAACTGAAACGATACCGTTTTCAGATTGGATTAATCTTTTTAGTTCTGATATATTAACATTCTGACCTAAGTTCCTTACTAAAGGATTAAAGAAGTCTGTAACTATTTCTATTGTTTTTGCAATTATCGCACCTTGGTTCTGACTATTGTCTAACACCACATCTACAGTTACCGCTAAGTCTATAGTTTCGGCCGCCTCAATAGATATATAATCATTAATCATTCTAAAATTAGAAAGGTAGTTCGCAACATTTTGTTTTAATGTATTTGATACAACATTTGTTAATACACCACTTGAATCATAAGACAACATTTTAATTCTAATTTTGTTGTTTTCTTCAGTTATAGCTACCTTAGCAGGTGCCCCGAACTGTGCTGGCATAGTTCTTAAAATTGAATTGTAATCATTTACCGTTACCGCTCTGTTTTGTGCCGCAAAGTTAAATGATACCATGTTTCTAACATCTTCAGTTGTTGGTGGGTTAGCCCCTCCAATTGCCGCAGTAACATTATTACACTGTAAACTATTGGTTACACTTACATTGGCACTTGCCGATGGTCCGTTAACCGCAAATGAAACAGTACCAATTTGAGTTATTGTGTTGATACCAACATTACTTGATAATCCACCACCTATTCTGTACTGAACAAATAAAGTTGTGTTTGGTGAAAGTGCAGCACCCATAGCGTAATTATTGGTGTAACGACTAAGATCAAAACCTTTACCGTCTCTTGCAAATTCTTTTAATTGTTCGTCAGCAGAAATATTACCACCACCAAATGTTAACTTACAGAAACCTTGAGGTGTATATTCAGAAATAAACTTATTAGATGTCGTTATATATAACCCAACTTTAATACCAGGTTGATCAGAAGTTTTAGTTGGGTCTTCAACAAAAACTCTATCCTGAACAAGAGCATCCACTTCAAACCATCTTTCAGGTCCTATAGTAATAAAGTCTTGTGGGTTTGGTATTGTGGAATACTGAGTACCAGATTTTAACAAAACACTAGTTATACCCAAAACATTTTTTTCAGGTAGAAACAATTCTAAATAAGGTTTACTATCGTTTGGTGTTATAACTCTTTTAAAGACCTTTGTAATTCCGTTTACGACAACTTCTCTTTTTGTAATTGTGTAGTTTACTAACTTACCACTAGAATCAAAATTTGGTACTTTAATTCTATTTGGAGCTCCTTCAGCATTTATTGGTGATGCGAAATCAATATCATAAACAGTTTCAAATGGTTGACCCGCACCGTTTACTTGTGAACCTCTTCTTAATACCCCACAGTATCTTAAATCTTCTCTATCCCCAAAAGCAGGAACAGTAATAGAAAAATCCACTAACGCAACTGAAGGTCTTTGACCTGGTACTTTTAAACCATATGTTCTTGCAATATTGTAAACAGAATTTTTTTGTTGTGCAAACTGTAGTACGGTTTCTTGAATACTTCTATCTATTTGATAGTTAAGGTTATCTGTTACCGCAGCATTCAAATCTAACATTACAGAGAAAATACCTGCATCGTTAAAGTTCTGAACTAAATCAGGGTAGTAAGTTCTTGTAAAATTAATTAGCTCAGTTCTTACTCCTTGAAAGTCCCTCACCGTATAGGAAATCTTCTTTTCTGCCATATATAATTAAATATTAAGTATTATAAAATCTTGAGACTCAAAGGCCGAGTCTGTGACTCTGTAATCAATTTTTATTCTGGCAGTGTGTTCTAATGTTGCAATATTAGTAACTTTAAATTCTCGTTCACCATTTTGATTAACAGTGAATCCTTTGTCTTCTAATCCCGTAGAAGCATCTTCAACCGTTATATTTGTAACTTGTAAATTTGGCATGTAGTTTCTTACAGTATCTCTAATTTCATTTTCTATATCAGAAAATGTTGGACCATCTAATGGTTCGAATATATATTCATACAATCTTGTACCAAAATCAGGTAAAAAATATCTACTACCTTTTCTAGTTAACAATAGGTGTACAAGATTTGCTCTGATTTCACCTTCCGTACTATTAGTAACATCAAGGTATCTTCCTGTAAAAGAATCTACAAAAGGGAACGCAATTCCATAAGTTATACCATTAGCCATATCACATATAAATATAACTTACACTTTTTTTAAGTAAAAAAAAATCACTGATTTCTCAGTGATTTAAAATTTATGATGAACATCCAAAACATTCAAAGTCAGAACTCTCAGGTCTTGGTGGTAAATTCAAGTGAGAATAATCAACTTTTGGTGGTTCAGGAGTTGCTTTTGGTTTTTGTTTTTTGGACATATCCAACGCTAAATGTTTCGCTCCTGTTGATATCGCTTTTGTTCTAACATAATAACAAAGAGTCTTTAATCCTTTTTCCCAAGAGTGGAAATGTGATGAAGTAATCTTTGATAATGTTGGGTTTGACATATAAATGTTCATTGATTGTGATTGATCAATGAATGGTGCTCTATCTGCCGCCATATCAATAAGTTCTCTTTGTGAGATCTCCCAAATAGTTTTATACTTAGGAATTAAATGTTCAATTCGTTTAACTTTCTTATTGTAATTTTTATCTTCAGGATCCAAATAGTTGTTAAAATTAATATTTTGAACTGATCCTTCGTTTATAATTATTTCATTTTTCAAGTCTTCGCACCAAATTCCAATTTTTTCAAAATCATTAATTAAGTATTTGTTTACTATCATGATTTCCCCACCAACAACTCTTCTATTAAAAATAGCCGAGTGAGCCGGTTCTGTCATTTCATATGAACCTGTAATCTTAGCTGAAGACGCAACTGGCATTTGAGCTGTAAATAATGAGTTACAAACACCGTAATCGGCTACACTCTTTTTAAGTTTACTCCAATCCCACATTCCTGAAAGTTGCGTTTCGTCTAATCCCCACATATCAAATTGGAATACTCCTTGCGACATTGGTGACC